ATGTTTGCAGTAATTTTTGGGCGTCCGGGCTGCCCGTATTGTGTCCGTGCTAAAGAGTTGGCTGAAAAACTGACCGAAGAACGCGATGATTTCAACTTCCGTTATATTGATATCCATGCAGAAGGTATCACCAAAGCCGATCTGGAAAAAACCGTCGGTAAACCTGTTGAAACCGTTCCTCAGATCTTCATCGATCAAAAACACATTGGCGGCTGCACCGATTTTGAAGCATACGCGAAAGAAAATCTGGCGCTGTTCCAGTAAAAATAGTCTTCGTTCGATAAAAAGGGCATCCTATGGATGCCCTTTTGTTTTGTCTGTAATAACGAATGATTAGCGGTAACGTTCCGCACCTAACGAGCGTTTCTGCTTCTTTTGCCAAGCCAGTGTCAAAAACCAATATAAAAACGCACCAGAAACTGACCAGAAGAGCGCGCTGGTGCCATAGGCAAACATTTGTAGTCCGCTACGCAATTCGGTGCCATAACATAAATGGATCAGTGTAGAGATCAAAACGGCACATAACGTACCAAGAAAAGGATAAAAAATACGTCCGCTTACGGAGAAACAACTGGCGACAAAACCAGGGATGACGAACAACAGCAGGTTAATCTCGCCTTTCATGACAATATTCGGACCGTGAGCATTCGTCCAAGGTTTCAAAACGATAAAAAGGAGTACAACCAAAATAAATGAAACAATTGCGCCTAGCCAACGCCTATAAATAACCATCAAAAATCCCTCTTTCCTTAGAAGCGATATTTAACACACCCACCGCTATCCGCACTTCTCATCAGCCTTGATGAAACAGATAACGAGGTGGAGCCAGCATTCCCTAGCGTGTTCAACGGTGTTCAACAGCAAACGACTTCTCTATTTTGTTCTGCCCTTTATTGGCCGAACGTCCAGATAACGTCTAATCTATCTGCCAATACCAGAGTGGTACTGGGATTTCATCTATTGTTAGGGATACCCTAGATATAGATGAAATTTATTATTTTGTATGGTTGAATGTATCCCCAATAGTCAATCATATCAAGCGCAAGCTAGTTAACGATAAGTTATTCGCCGTGAACATTGATGTCGCAAGTTTGTTAACAGGAAATTACATCCTGCTGTTGTTCGTTGTCTTAGCGCTGGGGCTTTGCCTCGGTAAACTTCGTCTGGGTTCTATACAACTCGGAAACTCGATAGGTGTTCTCGTTGTTTCTCTGCTGCTTGGACAACAACACTTTGCCATCAATACTGAGGCGCTAAATCTCGGCTTTATGCTGTTTATTTTCTGCGTCGGCGTAGAAGCAGGCCCTAACTTCTTTTCAATCTTTTTCCGCGATGGGAAAAACTATCTGATGCTGGCGCTGGTGATGGTAGGCAGCGCGCTAGTCATGGCATTAGGCTTCGGTAAACTTTTCCATTGGGATATTGGGCTCACTGCCGGTATGTTGGCGGGTTCCATGACATCGACCCCAGTGTTGGTCGGCGCGGGTGATACGCTGCGCCAAACCATGGCGAACAATCCTTCTCTGGCACATTTGCAAGATAACCTCAGTCTTGGATATGCGCTCACCTATTTGATCGGCTTAGTCAGCCTCATTTTTGGCGCTCGTTATTTACCTAAACTCCAGCACCAAGACTTGCCGACGTCAGCGCAGCAAATCGCTCGCGAGCGCGGTTTAGATAATGAAGTTCAGCGAAAAGTTTTCCTACCGGTAATCCGCGCATATCGCGTTGGTCCTGAGCTCGTGTCCTGGGCTGATGGTAAAAATCTGCGTGAGTTAGGTATTTATCGCCAAACCGGTTGCTACATTGAACGTATTCGTCGTAACGGTATTCTTGCCACGCCAGACGGCGATGCCGTATTGCAAGTTGGCGACGAGATTTCACTGGTTGGCTACCCTGACGCCCATGCACGTTTAGATCCTAGCTTCCGTAACGGTAAAGAAGTCTTCGACCGCGACCTGCTCGATATGCGCATCGTGACCGAAGAAATCGTGGTGAAAAACAACAATGCCGTGGGCAAGCGTCTGAGCCAAATTAAACTGACGGACCACGGCTGTTTCTTGAACCGCGTTATCCGCAGCCAGATTGAAATGCCTATCGACGACAACATCGTTTTGAACAAAGGCGATGTGCTGCAAGTCAGTGGTGATGCCCGCCGCGTGAAAAGCGTAGCAGAGCGTATCGGCTTTATATCTATCCACAGTCAGGTCACCGATCTGCTGGCTTTCTGCGCATTCTTTATTATCGGCCTCATGATTGGCCTTATCACCTTCAAGTTCAGTAACTTCTCGTTCGGTATTGGTAACGCTGCTGGGCTACTATTCTCAGGCATTATGCTTGGCTTCCTTCGCGCCAACCACCCTACTTTCGGCTACATCCCGCAGGGAGCGCTGAATATGGTGAAGGAATTCGGCTTGATGGTGTTTATGGCCGGTGTCGGCCTGAGCGCGGGCGCAGGGATGAACCACGGGCTAGGGCAAATCGGTGGACAGATGTTACTTTCCGGCTTAGTTGTCAGCTTACTGCCGGTGGTGATTTGCTTCCTGTTTGGTGCCTATGTGCTGCGTATGAACCGTGCGCTGCTGTTTGGCGCGATCATGGGGGCGAGAACCTGTGCTCCGGCCATGGAAATCATCAGCGATGCTTCACGCAGTAATATACCTGCGCTGGGGTATGCAGGCACCTACGCCATCGCTAACGTACTGCTCACGCTGGCCGGTACACTAATTGTGATCATTTGGCCAGGCCTCGGCGGATAAGAAAACCTTATAATTCAGGCAAAAAAGAAAAAATGTGATTTTTTTCACTTTGCCTGAAACTTTCTAGCCTCCGCAAAGTCTTAATTAGTGCCACTGCTTTTCTTTGATGTTCCCCATATTGAGGAGCCCGATAGTCCCGCCTACTTAGGTTCAAGACTATCGGGTTTTTTATTGTCTTAAATTTAAATACATACAAAACAATGAGTTACAGCCTAAATTTAAGCCAAGAGGGCGCAGGAGCGCCCAAAAGGTCAATGGCCAAATCAAGGGCACGCTTCGGCACAATCTTCCACTGCACCGTGCGGGTAATCATTGGGATGTCCATGCCAACAGAAGGAGAGAAAACACCTCTAATGCGTGTCGTTTCTTCGCCGTACTCGTTCAAATCCTCAGCCTGTTCGTAATAAGTACGCACCACCAGATCGTCACGGTGAACAAATGGACCACCCTGCGCGTTGATATATCCCGCCCAGTCGCCCACATCAGCCGCATCATGCACAGCCGCAAACTCAACGCTTAGACCTAGCGCAGTTTCAGGATCAGCCATGCGGCGCAGTTCACGATAAACCGATACCGGCGCATCACCGATAAACTGAAACTGGCGAATACGCCAACGTGCAGCCCACGCCG